TCATGCTGATAAATGTAGGTTGTTGCGGGGTCCGCGCCAATGGGTGCCCCCAAAACGGACTCGTTAATCCATGCAGTACGTCCTAAAGTTCCATAATCCCATGTATCAAGTAGGAAATTATATTTAATATAATTTGTCACTTCTCCAGAAGGTGTAGTTGGGTAATACCAAGCCACCTCCGCAAAACGGGAGTTGGCGGCAAACCTAATTTTATCTTTGTTAGCAGTATCAAGGTTTTGGAACACAACGTCCCAAATAGGACATTTTAGAGGCTCTACACCCGATCCTGCCAAACGGAAAAATTGGCTTTGACCCATCCAATAAACAACACCATTAACCGAGCCAGCGGCTTTCCGACCAATCAGACCGCAGCCCGTGCCAATTTCGTTGAAAGAATAAACGTAGGGCGGGCCGGTATATTGCATTGCCCACAAACTAAGATCAGTCCAAATTAAGCCCTGTTGTGGCCCTTGAATGCCTTGAACAATTCGGGAGCCTTTAGGTATTCTGTAAGAACCCGCTTGATTGGTAATCAAAGCTGTCCATTGCGTGTAATCATTAACATCACTCCACCGAATCAAAAGAGGGTCTTGAATGCCAGTAAATGTACTGCCATAGGCAATGACCTGCCTTTGTGGCATAGCAACAAAGCACCCAGTGTTAACCGTTGGAGATTGTGAAATAATTGTGGCTGTAATGTTGCCAGATGTGGGGTCCCAGTAGAAAATACCGTCATTGAGCGGATTTGCTATAAGAATTTGACCCCAATTATCCAAAGACCAATCTATAGCATTTATCGGCGGCGCACTGTTAGCCGTTACGTTAACGCCAGAACCATAGCCGCCTTCACCGTATCCAGCAATACCGTAACCTGTCCCCTGCAAAATAGGGCCAATACCATTATACAACGTGTAATAAAGGTTGTTGCCGTTTTCAAAACCTGTGGTTGTTGATGAAGCGGACGTAGAACCGGAAATTACAAATGTATTGGTAGTTACAGGTGCTAATACATTGTAATTGCCATAAATTGTAATGCCACCAACCGTTGTTGCTATAAGAACAGGAAAAGTATCACCTTCCAAATAGCCATGATTATTAAGCGTGACTGTTATAAAATCTGAACCATTGGTTGTGTCAAATTGTGATGTACTTCCCCCACTTCCAACAGTTGATGTTGCATTTGCAGGTTGTCCAAGCGCGTCTAAAGCGTAAATGTAAAAAGTATTTGGTCCTACAGCAGTGCATGGATAAAGACCAAACAGGACTAATCCACCGACAGAAATGTGTGTTTTAATGTAAATATTGTCATAATTGTCAATATTACTTCCTGTGATGTTTACAGTAACTTGGTTAGACCCAGATGTAGTACTAAAATTTATGGCAACACTACCGTTTTTTTCTTGCGGTGTAATATCAGTTACGCCACCAGATGTAGCAACTTGCAAAGCGCCGCCTGCTCCGTAAATCAAACCACCAGATACATATGCAGTTGTTGTGGTGCTTGTGTAAGACACAGATGTGTTTGTAGAAGCTGTGACTGTATAGTAACCATTGTATGCAGAAGGATTTATGCCGCTGACATAAATGCCATAACCAACTTTAAATGATTGTGGCCCAGCATAAGTAAGGGTTACCGTTGACCCCGTGCCAGCCGCGCCAGTGACCACAACCGGCGGGATACCCTCCGCACCAATAGCTAAATATGAGTTAGCGTTTGTATCTTCCCAAGCCCACAAAGCGCGGACAATAGAACCAGCTTTGGATGAAATATACTTGCTCCAGCCGCCAAGTTTCTGCACCAAACCACCTATTGTTCGGTCTGAAATAAACCGGACAAGTTGGCTTTGTGAAATGGCTGCTTCATTAAGGGCGGGCGTTTTATTTGTGTCAACGCCCGGGAGAATTTTAAATGAACCATGAGGCATTTGTTACCTCGTAGGTGTCGCAACAGGTGATGTGCCATGAGAAGACCACGCAGAAGATTGGAATTTCTTGCGGTATTCTTCCATGGTTGCTCCCTGTAACAATGCTTTGTATTGCCCCTCATAAGTAATTGCCATTTGCGGGTCATCATTGGCGCGACCAAAGTTGCGCTGGTAAGCTGACACATAAATCATGGATGCCATGATAAACAAATCAGGCAAATACAAACTGATAAATGTAGTTAAGTTTGTTGCTGACATACTGTCTGGGCGGAAAGTTCCCGTAACAGAAGCGGTATATGTTGTGTTAGGGTAAGGGTAAATAAAAATATTATAATCCGTAACCTCGTTGGAACTTCCGCCGGTGATGAAGAAATACTGCGGTATTCCGGTATATGAATTGTTGCCATAAACATTATTGGCAAAATCACGGGTAATCGGCAAAAGTGGATAAGTGTTTCCAGTGCCATCGGCCAGCACCACGTTTTGCACAGTCACTAAATTGGTGGCAGGAACGTCAATGTTATTCCCTGTTAAAGAATAAGAATTTGTCTGCTGTGTGATTAACAGATCAAGGTCACGGTAAATGCGGTTTTCCGCATAGGTAATCATCTGCGGCAAAATAGCCAAAAAGGCAGAGTTGGTCGGCTCCACAACTGCCATTGTGGAGATTTGTCCCACATAGCTGGTTGTTCCGGCTACAGAACCGTCATAGGAGAGGCCAGTTGTCACATTTGGCTCCGTTATGCCACAATGGCAAATCTGCCATAATTGTTGGCCAGTTTAACATCATAATGAGTCTGTGCATAGCCCGGACCATTGTAACCTCTGGCAAAACCTACCCAATCTTTGTCTTTTAACTTTTGCAAAAGACCATTGGAGCGGATGAAAGATGCCATTTGTACAAGCTGGTCTTTCTCGGAATTACACGCAACCTCAACCATTTCCCGAACCGAATCACACCCTGCGGCAAGAAAATTGTTTCCCATAATCTGGCCCAGCCCCCATGACACGGAACGCAGGGCTGCGTCTTCGTCAATGTCACAGGCTGCTGTAATTTCTGCGTAAACCGCATCAGACCCTTTTGGATAAGGCTTCTCTCCCCACTTAGGGTAAGCTAAACCTTGGTTAACCGCTTCAGATTGTTTATCAGGTGCATCAAAAAGAAACTTGTAAAAGTAATGCCTCTCAAATAACGCCTTGGGACGATTTGCATGGTCAAACCCCGATCCGCCTGTTTCTACTGCCAAAACAGCCCGTAAAGCAGCCTCCTCAATACCGAGGTCCGCTGCTACTGACGAAATGTCATCATCATTTAGTTTTACAGCCGCGCCAACAAAGTTCATTTCTTTTCCCCCAGCATAGGATTGCTGCTGCCAAACCAAAAGGACAGCACAAGCATTAACGCGCCATCCAACGTGCCAAGAACACGCGCAATTAGTTCCCGCATTGACGGGTCAATGATGTGCGTAAACAAGTAATACTGGATGATTGCCCAGCACACTACCGTAACATATGATAGCACGGACGGCGTATAAGAATGAGTATTTGCCGCCATGTCACGGGCAGAAGCCCTATCATCAGCGGCAATTTTAACCAAGTCAATGTCCAGTTTTTTCATCTGAACTTTAAAATCAGCGTCAATTTTTTTCAACGCCGTGATCTGGTCAGGTGTGGCATTAGCCAAGGCAGCCGTGATGTCGTCCTCTGAACCACCCTCATGGCCCAAGAGGGCAGAAGACAGAGCTTTTACGGCCATCCCGGCGACTGGTCCCCCTAGCGCTGTGGCTATGGTCGGCGCAACATTTTCAATGAGCTTTCCAAAAACACCCAAATTCATCAGTTAACTCTTTCTAAAAACATAGCGCCGACTAACAGCATGACAGCTAAAGTACCCATAACTATCATAAAAACAACGCCAGCCTCTTTAATTTCTTCCATGCGAGCAGCTTGCGCTTTTTCTTCTTCCCACTGCTGTTTTTCAATTTCTTTGCGTATGTTAATCACTTCCCTTTGGACCTGATCCCAAGCTGCCAAACCAAACTTACCGACAAACATGTTCTTGGCGCGTTGGGCTAATTCCTGAGCCTCTGCCTTGGCGGCATAACGCTCCATGGCAACTTGTTCTGCTGACTTTTTACTAAAAACGCTACTTGGTGCCGGTTCAGCAGAAATGTGTGTTAATTTGGCAACACTGCCCCAAAGGTCGGATAAGTCCGCTGCCATGGACTGAATTTCTTTGCCAGCCGCAATACCAGCCTGCAACGCGCCGTAAGCGGCTTGAGCCGCTGCAAGGATGGTTAATGGGTCCATGGCTCACTTGTCCACTTTGTTTTCTAGCTTGTCAAAAATCTTTCCAAGCATATCCTCTATGCGTTTTAAGGAGTCATTAAACTCATTCTTTTGAACGTATTGTGTCGGTAGCATGACTTCTACGTCATGGATGTCTTTTTGAAGGGCTTTCACAGCCCCCCATAACTCTCTCATGAACCAGCCAATAGCGGCCACTACGGCCCAAATGCCTATCTCAAGCAGGGAATGGAACTGTTCCATTTTATGCCGCCTCTACGTCCGTGTTGCCATTTCCCCCGCCAGCATAATACACCAAATTACCCTGCAAACGCAAATCATCAGGGTTCATTTCTAAGGCAATCTTACCATGCTCTAGCGCAATATCTTTCAGGCCAAGGTGATACGCAGAAATGGCAGCATAATCATGTATTTGGAACCCCCAAACCTCTGGGTCTACCGTATAAACCATCAAACGGTCTTTAATGCTCAGGCACCGCATGGAATAAGCAAAGCATTCATGCCACCGTTGCTGACGGTACATAAGAGCTGCAAGTTCAAACCATGGCTCCCGTGTGTTGGGAGCTTCTGAAGCCGCGTTAAAAAATGCTTTTTCCGCATTTTGAAGGTCAAACATTTCATTATAACAACGTCCCATGACACGGTACGCATAGCACCGTTCATTCTCCCAAGTTGCCTCGGGCATAGCTAAATACTTTTTACATGCCTCAACCGAATCACTCCAACGGTAGTTGAATGAAAGCTCGCGGGCATAGTAGAACGCATTTCTGGGGCAGCGCGGGTCTTCTCTAACGGACAGTTCCAGCAGGTCCATGTACTGGCCACGGCTTTTGGTCGGGTCTGGCTTATGGACTGCCAATAGCATATCAGTCTGCGCCCAAACTTCTGTAATGCGCCCGTCATGAATAGGATACTCATGGCACGGGTGATGCCACATATACCCGTGGCGGGCGTGAATTTTTTCATAATAAAACGCAATACCCGCCCCCCAGTCAAACATATACCGCAAACGGGTTGTGTCGCCCGTCCATACACGCTCTATCTCTTCACGCCATCCGGGTTGCAAAAGCTCGTCAATGTCCAGTGAAATACAGACATCCATGTCACGAGGGACCAGTGCCAATGCAGCATTACGCGCCAAGTCAAACCGCCAAGGTGTAATGCAAATGTCATGCACAACCGCGCCATGGGCTCGCGCTACATCGGGCAATCCATCAGTTGATCCTGTATCTGCAATCAAGATCAGATCAGCTTCTTTTGCGGACTCACAGAAGCGCGGCACAAAATGCGCTTCATTCTTGCTGATGGCATAAACGCAGATTTTGAGCTTTACATCATGAGGAGTATACACAAAAACGCCAATGTCGCC